GACCAACTAAGGAGAAAAAGTGGCAACCACAGTCATCACCGGTCGCGACATTTCGCTATCTTTCACAGGTGGAACAGATATCGAAGCCCAAGCGACAAACGCAGTTTTGACTAAGACCAATGTCCGCGAGACCTATCAGACTCTCGACGGCGAGGCTTACAAGACAGTCAATATCGAAGGCACATTCCAGTTAGATATGCTCGCAGATTGGGGCAAGGCTAACTCAGTATGCGAAGCACTTTGGGCAGCTGCAGAGTCAGCACCAGATACAGACATCAGCGTTACATTAACCGCCGCAACCGGCGCACAATTCGTTTTCCCGATTATGCCTGAGTTTCCAACTGCTGGCGGATCAGGAATTGACGCGCAAACAGTATCCTTCACCTTCAAGGTATCAAAGGGTGCAGTAACAGAGACGTTTAGCTAAGAGATCGGAGCATCGGGAGATGAAGTTATCAATAACAATTAAATACATAACAGGTGAGTCGGTTACTTATGTGGCCGGCTTACCTGAATGGGCTAAGTGGGAACGCAAAACTGGCAAGTCGATTTATTCAATGAAGGATATTTCGGCATACCAGCAAGCGGATTTTCTAGATCTTGCTTATTACGCTTACAAGCGAGAAGCAGCTGGAAAACCCACAAAGTCGCAAGAAATTTGGGAACTCTCAATCGATGAAATGTTGATTGGGGATGAAAGCCCAAAAGCTACGAGTCCGGAAGCGTAAATCGGCTTCTCATTGAAGTCGCAATCGCGACAGGAATTCCGATGAGCGAATGGACGGACATCGAGCAAGTATTAACGGCGATTGACATATTGAAGGAGCGAAATGGAAGATGATGCGCTTAGCGCTTACTCCAAAAAAGAACTCCGATTACTTGCTAAAGCTTTTGATCTTATGGGTGAAGAAGCTATTAACGAAGCTCGTAAAACTGCAAATGGCCTTGCTTCATTTGCGCTCGATGAAATCAAGCAATCAGGGTATCGACGTAATGTCGCAGCAAAAGGAACAAGACGAGTTGTCGATGGGGCAACGATTTCCAAATCAAGCAAGACTGGTCTTATCTCTCTCGGTTTTGCCGGTCAGCGTTTTTCTGGTGGAGCAAATACGAAAATGTTGTGGCCAGCGCTTGAATTCGGATCTAATCGTCTTAAGCAATTTCCAAATTGGTCAGGCAAATATGGAAGAGGATCCCGCGGCTGGTTTATTTACCCAACACTTCGTTCAATTCAGCCTCAATTGACTAAAACTTGGATTGAAGCTATTGACCGAGTAGTAAAGAAATGGGTTAAGTGATGGCTGACTCAAGAACTCTCAAACTCGAAATCCTTGCCGAAACAAAGCAATTTGTTAAGGATATGGATAATAGTGGTAAAGAAGTTGAATCTTTTGGCGACAAAGCAACAAAAATGGGCAAAATCGCTGCTGCGGCTTTTGCTGCTGCCGCCGCCGCTGCTGCTGCCTATGCTGGCAAATTAGCCATTGAAGGGGTAAAAGCGGCCATAGAAGATGAAGCCGCACAGAAACGCTTGGCTCTTGCTTTAGAAAACGTTACAGGGGCAACTGAAGCCCAAATTAAGGCCGTAGAAGACCAGATTAGTAAGACTTCTTTAGCCACCGGTGTCGCAGATGACAAACTCCGCCCAGCTCTCCAAAGATTGGCCGTTGCAACCGGATCAGTCGAGGAATCACAAAAACTTTTAACTCTTGCTCTTGACATTTCAGCCGCGACTGGCAAAGACGTTGAAACAGTATCTAACGCTCTGGGTAAAGCCTATGAAGGCAATACGGCTTCTCTTGCTCGTTTAGGAATCGGCTTATCAGCTGCCGAAATTAAGACTATGGGTCTTGAAAGTGCAGTAACTCAACTAGGTGAGACTTTTGGCGGTGCAGCGGCTACTCAAGCCAATACTTTTGAGGGTCAAATAGCCAGATTGAAAGTCGGCTTCGATGAAGCCAAAGAAGCAATTGGCGCCCAGTTATTACCAATAATCCAGAAACTTTTGGATTATGTCGTTAATGTATTAATACCAAAATTCCAAGAAGCCAAGAGAGCCGCCATTGATCCAATCGTTGAGGCTTTTAAAAACAATGAAGCAGCGTTACGCGATTTATGGTCTTTTATTAAAACTTATTTAGTGCCTATTTTCGAGACTGCTTTGGTTGGCGCTATCAAATCCGTTGGCGCAACAATCGCTGGGATCATCAACATCATCGGAACAGTCACAAGCAAAGTCAAAGAATTGGCTAATGATGTCATTGATGCCGTTAATAAAATCATTCGCGCCTATAACGCAATCCCAATTCTTCCTAATATCTCAACCATTCCAAATATCGCCACATCATCACCAACAATGACCGGTAGTGTTCCAACGGCCAGTCTTCCTTTTGGCGGTGCGTCAATCATTCCACCATCAAGCGGATCTGCTAATGCCGCGCCGGTTAGTCCAAAAACTTCAGTTCCTGCGCCAGTTACAACCGCACCTAAAGTTGTGGCGTCAGCGCCAAGCGTCCCAGTCGGATCAACAACCGCAATCTCAATGCCGACTTTTGCTCAGTCTGGTGTCAATACAACGACTCTTGCTGGAATCGCAGCTGCATCTGGCGTAACAATCAACGTCAATGCCCCAAGTGCAATCGACGAGGAAGGATTCAGTCGAGCAGTTGTTTCAGCTCTTAACACGGCAAACGCTCGAGGAACTGGGGGCGGAAGTTCAATCGCCTTCAATCTACTATGACCGCTTGGACGCCTGAATATCGAGTTCTAATTAATGGAACAAACGCCACCGATTTAACTCTTGTTGGTTTTACTATTACAAGCGGCAGAACTGACATTAATACTCAAGCCCAAGCCGGTTACTGCAATTTGACTCTCGTCAATACTTCCAATACCACTTACACCTGGACAGTCAATACCGCAGTCACAATTGAAGTCAAAAATACCTCTGGAACTTGGGTCTCATTATTCGGCGGCAGACTTTCAGATATAACAACAAGCATTAAGTCGGCTGGTGAAGCTGCTTATGTAACTCAGATTCAGATTATTGCTCTCGGCGCGCTATCTAAACTTTACAAGGCTGTATGGACTGATTCTTTAGCTCAAGACGATGACGGCGACCAAATCTACACAATTCTCAGCGGCTTACTTTTGGCTTCTTGGAATGAAGTTCCACCAGCCGAACAATGGTCCTCGTATAATCCAACAATTGACTGGAATAATGCTGGCGACGTCGGACTTGGCGAAATTGATAGGCCGGGCCAATATGAGATGGAACAACGTTCAGTCGACCCAATCGATTATTATTCAATCGTCACTCAAATTGCCAATTCAGCTCTTGGATACGTTTATGAGAATTCCAATGGCGAAATTGGATATGCCGATGCAGCTCACCGCCAAAATTATTTATTGGCTAATGGTTATACCGAATTAGACGGCCGCGAAGCCTTTGCTCAAGGAATTCGTCAATCTGTCCGCTCTGGCAAAATTGTTAATAAATACCAAATCAATTATGGCAATAATTTCAATAGTTCCAAGTCAGCCTTAGATCAAGACTCAATCGACCTTTACGGCCTTTACGACGTCCAAGAAAATTCCTATATCCACGACGCGACCGACGCTCAAAATGTTGCCGACCGTCAAGTTGCCCTACGAGCTTATCCACGAGCCTATTTTGATTCCATCACTTATCCGTTACAAAACCCAGAAATCGGCAATGCCGACCGCGATGCGCTTTTGGGTATTTTTATGGGCCAACCGGTCAAAATCACCAATCTGCCGCTTAATATCTATAACGGCGAATTTACTGGCTACATTGAAGGTTGGACTTGGACCAGTACCCAAAATGGCCTGAATCTGACTTTCACGGCCTCACCAACAGAATTTTCGGCAGTCGCTCAAACTTGGGATCAAGTCAATGCGGCAGAAAGCTGGAATAGTATCCTTAACACCTTAGAATGGCAGGACGCGATTGGAGTGATTAGTTAATGCCAACAACAACTAACTTTGGCTGGACTACCCCAGCTGACACCGACCTAGTTAAAGATGGTGCTTTAGCCATAAGAACGTTAGCTAATGGCATCGATACCTCGATGGCCGAACTTAAAGGCGGTACAACGGGACAAATTCTTAGTAAGACTTCCAATACCGATATGGATTTCACTTGGATTAACAATGATCAAGGGGATATAACAGGCGTAACCGCTGGAACCGGTATTAGCGGCGGTGGTACTTCTGGAACTGTAACAATTACGAATTCAATGGCGACTGAGATAACCGCGGCTGGTGACATTATTGTTGGAACTGGTTCCGGTACATTTGATAATCTTCCTATTGGAACAACAGGCCAAGTATTGACTGCTGATACAACTGTTTCTCCATATAAGGTGAAATGGGCGTCTGCTTCAAGCGCTCCAACTTTTGTTGGTTGCAAATTAACAAAATCAGCGGATCAAACAATCACTAACGTTACTAATACAGTTATTACATTCGATGGCGAAGATTTTGATACTGATGGATTTCACAGTAATACGACAAATAATTCTCGAATTACAATTCCAACCGGCAAAGCTGGCAAATATCTATTTGTAATTTCTGGCAATTTCACCAATGCTGGAACGTCGGGCCATTTACAGACTAATATGAGAAAAAACGGAACTGCAGTAGCAGCTGGCGCCGCCAATATTTATTGGAAAAATCAAACTGACGTTATTGGTTTTACGATGTCGCATATTTTGGATGCTGCGGTTGCTGATTATTTTGAATTCGTTGTTTATAGCAATCCTGGAAACAATAACGGCAATATCACAGACACGACGCGTTTCTCTTGTCAATGGTTAGGAGCCTAAAGTGACTGATTTATTTTCATACATCACAGAAACGTATCCAGAATTGACGGATAAAGATTTTGATGTCAAAGGCACAATCCAATTAAATGACGATGGCGATGGAATTCAATATATTGCTAAATGGGAATATGCAAAGCCAATGCCAAAAGGTCTTAAAATCGGTAAATAATGGCTAAGCTCTGCAAAGCCGGTCAGCAATTGAGAGAAATGATTGATGATTTATATCCTGATCGCGACCGTCGCTCTGATGGCTGGGTGGCTGATGCTCGTCACCTTGCCAAAGGCAATTCTGACCATATTCCAGACGCTCGAGGAATAGTTCGCGCTTTAGATATTGATGCAGATTTAGCAGCTCACAAAGAGGAAGCTTATGCTCTTGTTGAAAAAATCCGTAAATGCGCCAAGCGAGGCGATAAGCGGATTAAATACATTATCTATGACGGCAAAATTATGAGCCCGATATTAAATTGGAAGCGCAGGCCATACAAGGGCGCTAACCCACACCGGTCGCACTTTCACGTCAGCTTTACAACTTTGGGAGACAAAGACGGCAGCTGGTTTAACCTCGAAGGAGACAATGACAATGCAAGAATTGAAACTGATGGCGGGAAGCTGGGCGAAAACATTCCTCGCGACGGCTCTATCAACATACCTCTCAGTAGGACTTCAACCCGATTACATTCTCAATGCCGCACTTGTGAGTGTATTGCCTTCCGTGATTAACTGGTTAAACCCCAATTACGAGCGTTACGGCAAGGTCAAATAATGGCAGCGTCCGACCTCGCCGCGACTATCGCCAGCGTTCTCGGATCTATCGGCTTACTTATCGCTGGCCTTCGTTACATCATAAAACTTGAAAACATTCCGATTGTGTCGCGCCTTGACAAGATGGAGAGTCAGTTAGAATTGGCCCTCAGTCGAAAGGTGGCAAAGGGTGGCAACAAAGCGCGCTAAAAATCCAGTCAAGAAGGTGGCTAAACGTCGCAAGACGACGAAAGAGCCAATCCTTACAAAACTGGATTTTTGGGCTATTGCTGCTAAAGAAGTGTATGACGCTTGCCGCCGAGCCGGTATGGACGAAGGTTCAGCTCTGGCTTTTGCAATGGATCGCAGCTCTTATCCTGATTGGATAGTTGATCCGAAAGACCCCATCAAGAATCCGCTTGATGACTTCGATGAGGATGACGACTAATTTATCTTCGCGAGGTCGAGTTATTTGAGGCGTTAAAGGCCGTTTATCCAGACCTTACGCCAGTATCGCCGACCGACAAGCACGACGGCATCACCCACGACGCATACATCGAACTCAAGTGTCGCCGCACTCATTACCCCACGTTGCTGATTGAGAAGAAGAAGTGGGATTACTTGGCCGATATAAGGGCTAGAACGGGCGCTAGGACGCTTTATATCAATTCAACCCCAAAAGGGGTCTATCAGTTCGATTTAGAGGCTATAAAGGCCGTTGAATGGGTTGTAAGGCCATTACCAGACAAGACCGATTTTGCCAATAAAGGAACAGTCGAGAAACTATGCGCCTTCCTAGATATTCGCCACGCCGAGCTCCTACTTGTCTAAATAGATTTATCTAAATACATTTATCCCACTAAATCCATTTTCTAGGGTTTAGAAGGGAGAGTAAGTGATAAATAATCTGAAAGTAATTCGATTTGATTCGACTTCGGGTGCTTGGTCTGACGGCGATAATTACGTTAAAGGCCAGATAATCCGTAGATATGCAATTGAGTCGCTTGGACGCAAGTCTGCTCGCGGTCGTTTAAGTCGCGAAGAAATATCCGCATATTGGCTAGATAGATTCGGGGTAAGCGCTGATGTGGAATAAGTATTCTGATGCAATTATCTGGGCCGCATACTGCTCATCTATCTGGATCATTTACCGGACATATATCAGCATCAAAGCCAAAGCTTTTAACGAAGGCTATAAACGAGGGAGAGCGAGTATCAATGTCAGAGAGATCGTTAAGTGACTGGCTCTCGGACGCTGGTGACACCCTCGAAGACCGAGGGATGGAATATGGCGACCCGAGGCACAATCTTTTACGCATTTACAAAATCTCAAAGCTGCTCGGTATTCAGCTCAGAGACCCAGCTGACGTGGCGCTTGTCTTTATCGCGACCAAACTCAGCAGAATGGTGGAAAGTCCAGAGCGCGAAGATTCGTATCTCGATCTCATTGGATACGCCGCTATCTTGGGTCGATGCCGATTTTCTACGCCAGAAGATTGGGACGACGTTGAGTCTGACTCGCAACTCTAATCCAAGACAATGGTGTGATGCCTGCAAAGGCAGATGGGGCCAATTGAAAGATGGGTCTTGGCATCCATTGGCACAGAGTCCAGCAGTATGGAAAGTCCAATCTGAAACACCTATCCGAAGGGCGCAGGTGCGGTTCTATTGCCAACCTTGCGCCAATGAGGTGCAGAACTGGCCAGATGGAACATTCTGGTCATTAAAAGAACAATTAGATTATGCGATTGAACAGTTCGCAGGGAGCGAGAAGTTAAATGTCGAATTACCTTGATGATTATGTAAGTGTGCAAGACCGATTGAAAGAGTTTATTAATGCGTATCCAGATTATCGAATCAAGACTCACGTCTTGGAAGAATCACTGGCGTCTAACTGCGATGTGTATATTGTTAAAACTGAGCTGTATCGGACTGAGGCTGATCCTGCGGCTTGGACAACAGGATTATCGTCAGAGTCAAAACAAAAGCAGTATGCACTCGAATTGGCAGAGACTGGGTCTTTGGGTCGAGCTCTTAATGCAGCTGGATTTTTTGCAAAGCCAAGTGCAACACCTAAAAAGCCAATTCAAACAACAAAGCCCGAACTCGCTGAATTTGTAAAAGAACAACGGCCTAATGATCCAGAGCCAATCGTTTGGGACGTTAGCAAGGTAGCTGAAGAATTCGGTGCAGAAGTAATTGATGAAATTCCACTTTGTTCGGGTGGCGATGGCCCAATGGTGCTGAAGCAAGGCACAAAAGAAGGCAAGGAATATCGCGGTTGGGTATGCCCTACGCCAAAGTCCGGTCATCCAGCTAAATGGATGCGCATTGGATCAGATGGCAAATGGACGTTTCAGCGATGAGAGAAACGAAAAAAGTTTATTTTTATAAGTGTGATAAATGCGGATATGAAAGACAAATAGCACATCTATTAAAATATATAAACAAAATGATTCTTTGTCTTAAATGTTGCGCAAGTATGACAAAACTGGTGAGTTCGAATAATGATTAACGAGATGCACCCCTTCAAGTGTGGGCCTTGTAAAAAGGTAACGCCCCATCGAGGGATAACCGCTTACGAGTCTGAGATTGAGCCTGGGGAAATGGTCTGGTTAATGGAGTGTCAGAATTGCTTTGAGCAGCGCCTATTTGATCCAATTGACCGAGTGATTAGTCGAGAGGATGAAATCAACCGGTGCGATCAATGCGGCAATTACAAGATGAAGGCTGCTAAGTGCCGTATCTGTAAAATAGCCAATGGGCAAGAGCGCATCAAAGAGCGTTACTGGAATGGCAATGCGACACTCGAAAGGTTCATCGATGCCGATATATGAGTTTAAGTGCGATAAATGCGAAGGCGTTAAGGATGTCGCGCTTGGATTCGACAAGCCTAAAGAAGTAACCTGCGACAATTGCGGTGTCATTATGTGGCGTATTTGGACGCCAACACCGACACATTTCAAGGGAGATGGATGGGCGAGCAAGACAAAGTAAGGCGAAGCGGCCACTCCATTGCATATATCCGTCAAATGCTGGAGTGGGGCTTCGATAAAGAGTTCATCGCCCGAGATATGGGTGTGAATCTGGCATCGTTAGAAATCAGATTGAATAGAGCAAAGAAAAGGGAGCGAAATGGCAATCAAGGATCTAAGTCTGAAACTGGCGGCAATTAGCCTGCTAGCAGACCAAGCAAAACGCTTAAAAGATGAGTTAAGAGTTGAGTTACAAGCTGAGATGAACGCCATTGGCGCTGATCGAGTAAAGGCTGAATTAGGTGATGAGGTGGTTGCATATGTAACTACGACAAAACCTAAATTCAAGTGGCAAATAGTCAGCCAGCAGAGCTTTACCAAATGGGTTAAAGCCAATATACCTAGTGAAATAGTCGAATCGGTAAGAGAATCATCAATTGATGCGATATTGAATAAATTTAATTACGTTGATGATTTAGTTATTGATCCCAATGGTGAGCCGGTTGAATGGTTGATTGGTAGTGAATCAGAGCCATATTTGACAACAAAGTTTCACGGAGACGGCAGAGAACGATTGAGAAATGCCATAATTGGATTAAATGGAAGTCAAGAGATTGATGTGAGAAAGGTGCTTGAACTGGAGTAAATACTATAAAAACTTGTCCAAATAATGAGATGATAGGAAAGTTGATGCGTAGATTACTTGACAAAGCCTTTACACTTCGAACCGAAGGCGGGGCCCGAAGGCAGCCCGTCGGCCGAGTGTTAGGGCGGCCTATTGTCTTTCGTCTGATGACTCTGACCGTTGCAGCTGCCGTTCTTACAAATATAAATATAACGCCATCAAAAGCAGATATGAATCTCAAGTTGTATGCATACAATCAAATGAGTTGGAAAGAATTTCAGTGTTTTAATTGGTTGATTCATTATGAGTCAAGATGGAATCCAAAGGCAAGGAATGGTTCTCACTATGGGCTGGGCCAGATGCGATCTACTTGGTATCGAGACCTGAGTCCTCAAGGACAAATCAAGGCTTCGATTAAATACATTCATCATCGTTACGGCAATGCTTGTAAAGCTTTAGATCACTTCGATCGTAAAGGCTGGCATTGATGGGACATAAGCGCTATCAATCTGCTTACTATCAACGAGTGCGCAAAGAAGTATTAGACCGCGACTATTGGACTTGTCATTACTGCGGGCAAGAAGCCACTACAGTAGATCACGTCATACCAATCAGCAAAGGTGGTACAGATGAAGCGCAGAATATGGTCGCAGCTTGTAATCGTTGCAATAGTGGTAAGCGCGATCGTATGACCCCCCGCTTTTTTGAGAGC